CGCGTTAGCGTCAACGTATATACCAGTCGCGAATGGAGCTCCACCCAAATAAATAGACTTTGTGTCGGAAGCTGTTCCCATTTTAATATCAAACTTTGGACTTCCTGTTGCTGTTACTGCATCGTAAACCTGAACATAATCAGCTGCGGTAACCCCAGCAAATACAATCGTTTGAACCCTGCACGCACCGGTATAAATCAAACCGTCGCCTAATTGGGCAGTAACGGCCTGCGCCCTACCAGCCACATTCAACGCGCCGCTTGTCGAACTAACCTCAGCCAACACCCCGGAAGAAGCGTCAGCAATTGCCACTGTTTGCCCAATATCTGAACTTACCGCAACAGCGTGCGCGGTATCAGCAGCCATACAGAATGACGGAATCGCTAATGCCATAACCAACAGGGCAATAAGAATAAATTTCTTCATATTATCCTCCTATTGGTTAAATACTTCCCGGATTGGGTGAAATACATTTGCAGATAACAAGGCTTGCTCCCTTGGCTCTGCGTTTATCGATCCTGACTTTATGGCCGTAATATGCTTCAACTCCAAGCCCTATCTGCGCGCCATAGTCGTCATTCTCTCCGATCGGTGTAACATTATCAGGCATTGCGCGGAATACTGCTTGTGCGCCGAACCCGATTACATTCGCAACATCCCTCTGAGTAACCAAAGCACCAGCTAAATGCTGTGCATCAGTCGTCAGGGAAGCTCCTCTTGAAACAGTGGTGAACGTACTGACTGACTTGCCGGTATAAGTCATTATCTCATCGTCAATCTGTAAAGAACCAGATGTCGAGAAGAATAACGTATAATTAGCAAGGGTATTCCTGTCTGCAGCCACGCCAACATAAACTGTCGAGGCGGAGGTTACCAGAGTTGCGGATAACGTGGTTTCAGGCCGTAACGGTGTTCCCTGGGGGATCGGAAGCAAAGAGTAATACGGATATAACACCATGTTCCTGAAGATCCCAACAGCGCCTTCAAATAACGGGTGCATATCTTTTGAACCCTTAAATCTTTCCCAGGCTTCTTTCACGGTGGTGACAAAAGAAGTGTTCTGGTTAAGATAATATTCTTCCATTTCTCCGTAAACAATACCGTAGATCGGAATTGTCCTGCCGTTTGACTTAGAGACACGCAGAGGAATTGCGCCCTGGCGAATTAATGCCATCCGGATTAAGTTTATTTCAGTAGGCCCGAAGTAATCACCATCAGTTGCGTTCAAAGCCGCTAAAGTATGTTTTGAGTTCGCATAGATAGTGTCAACGGTTGACGACCCGGTGATAGCTGTAAACACGTCGTTGTCTAATTTCCTGCTGAACCAATCTTTGAGTAAAGTCCGAGCGTTCTGAACCATATCAAAGTTGGCTTGCTTTGTTGCTTTCTTGGTAACGGCTACAGCGTGGCGAATATAGTCCGCGGTAACTGTGAATGAACCAATACCAAGTTTTTCTTCATTCCCCTTTAAAACACTTTCCCCTGTAACACCAGAACCCATCAACTGTTCAATAGTGTTAAAAGTGATCATATCTCCGTTCTTGTTCAACGGGCCAGTCTTATCAATGATTGGCATGAACGATCCTTCTTTTCCTGCTAATGACCCCCAAAACGATTCTCTGTTGCCGTCGGATAAAATTCCGGGGCCAAAGTATTCTGGTATTGCTACGTCGATCTCTGTAATACCGGTTACGGTAAGTTCAGTAGACCAACCGCGGGAATCAAATAGCATTGAGAGAAAGAAATTCCTCAAATGCTTAAACATAGTTTCTCCTTATTTTCTTTGGTTAATACTTTGTTGATCATACTCAACACGTTTTTCAGCCGGCAAAGCTATATACTCTGCCTGACTTAACTTTTTGAAACCTGCACTACCTGCCGGAGCACCAGCGCCACTTACCGGAGCAAGGATCTTTTTACCTGCCACTCCGATCGCGACACCTTCCTTCTTAGCTGCTTGAATCATCCCGGGGATCACGTTTAATTCCCTGGCGGCTTTGCGTGCAGCAGAATACTGTTTCAGTGGGTTCTTCTGATACTCATTCTCCCATATCTCAGTAGCGCGGTCATAAAGAGCTTTATTGAAATTAGGATTTGTCGGCTTACCATCCTTGAATTTTCCATCCAACATCGGATAGTCCTCCATCATATCCTGTTCAATCTGGCTCTTTTCCGCTACAAACTGCTGCATTTTCTGCCTCTGTTCTGAAGTCGTGCGTTCTCTGCCCTCGTATTGCTCATCAAAGATGTCTTGCACCAGCAGTCGCATACTCTCCAAAACTTTAGGTTCAAACAACTTTCCATGCTCCTCATTAAACCTGGCTTTACGTTCAGCTTTCTGGATCGCCTCAAGACGAATCTGGCCATCTTCACTATCAATAGCCCTGATCCCGGACGATTCAAGAGCCTTGCGCAAGGAACCGAGATTCCTCTCAGTTAGTCCTGACTTGGTCTTGAAATTAGTGTACTCGCCCTGTGTCTTTTGGTACGCTTCCATCAGCTTTGTTGCTGCCTCTTCCGGGTTATCGCCAAACTCTCCGAAACGAGGGGTGGCCGGGATTACCGGGGCTTCTCCAGCTTGTCCGGGATCCCCTAAGCCTGTATCAATTACGGGGTCTGCTACTCCTGAGTCAACCACAGGTGCCTCTCCCGCGGGATCTTCTTCACCTCTTTGGTCCTGCCACAACATTTTTAGAAACTTGAACATACTTACTCCTTGTTTATAGGGTGCTTTCGTCAAAACCATTTTTGACTTAAGCTATTCCCTGTGATTACAAATAAAAATGGTGAACTCGCTATGCTAATAAATGGGGTATACGGCAATACATCGTTATAATCGTCAATCACTCTGAATATGTGAATCATTAGTTTCGACAATAAAAACGCCGGCAACGCCCAAATCCCCAAGAACGCTCCCACCATCGCCAGTAACTTTACATCCCCGCCGCAAATCTTCTTGCGGTTATAAAATAATACTCCCACTAAAAACATCACTACCGCCATTATCCAATTTCCAGTGAGCAATCCACCAACTAATATAGCCGGCAACACTATTGCGTTGGGAATGTAGTAATACTTAATATCCAACAAACTTAATCCTCCCATGATTGAAATGAATAAAAGAATAATCATTATGCCTCAATCTCCTCTTTAGATTTCCTGGACATAACTTGTTTCTGGTCTATCGCAAGCCTTGCTTCTTCCGGCTGCGCTAAATACTTGGCTTTATCCATTGGCTGTTCTTCTGCATCTTCAACAGGCGCTTGCTCTGCCATTATCTCGCCCATTAACTCCTGCGCTCTATCCAAGTGGTCTTTAATTTCCAATATACGTGGATCCATATTACCTCCCTATTCCTGTATCTGTAAAATATGGTTTTTACTTCGATTCCCTACCTGCCCATACCATTTACTATCTTTCATTTCTCTTGCTGCGCCTGCGTAATCTTTAGCGATAAGCGCGGCTTTCATCTTCTTAAATCCAGATAATTTATTTAATCCTAGATTATAAGACATATCATTTATTACATTACGTTGACCCTCGGATAGTTTACTGTATGAATCGTTGCCCAAGTAACTTACTGCGTCATTCTTAGCATTCTGGTAAAGCGCGGAGAATATTTCCTTAGCCTTTGCTTTATCTAATTTTCCTTTAACCATTGCTCCGGGCAACATCTTCTTAACTATCGGATTATCCATTTTAAATCCCCACCCAATAGTATCATACCCTTTTGTATCTTTATACGGGGCATCACGCCATTTCTCAAAACTTTGAGTCATTGTATGCCCAGCCAAATCAGGATTGTCCATCTTTATCCTCTCTCTTCATCTCCGCTTCAATTTTACCAATGAATTGCTCGGGAATTTTCAATACCCAGGACAATATATAAATCTCGTGATCTAATAACTTAAGCTGGTATATATCAGCCTCAGTCGCCCGGTCTAGCGCGGTGATCGCTTTTCGTTTCTTAGCTTTGTCTATATAATCCTCAATCAATAAACTAAACTCTTTCCACCCGGTCTTCGCTGATTTGATCAATCGTTCAAGATTTTGAGACCTTAAAAGCATTTCATCAAGCCTTTTCTCGCGATCTATTTTAATCTGTTCTTCGGTCTTGATTTCTTTTTTCTTAAACTGGAATCCCAACATTCGGAGCTCCTTGTAGTTTAGCCTTCAACGCTTCTAGCGCTTGCGGTGCGCCCTGGCCTAATACTGCGTTACCTGGTTGTCCTGGCATACCACCAGCCATCTGTGCCTGTGCTTCAGCCTGCATGCGCTTCATCTCACTGATGATAGCTTCCTTCGGCGGTAGTATCTTCTGCCAATCTTTTATACCTCTTGCGGTTAAACCGTCTTTGAGTATATTCCAAACCGCTAACATATTCCCCTGTATCATCGGGACGGGTAAATACCTATCTTGTAAATCGTTCGCCACTAAAATATTCCACCGTTGATCTGAGTTTTGAGAAGTGCCGTTCCAGGTGTAATCAAACTGTCCTGTTATATCATCAGCAGCCCAAACAGGGTTAATCCCTTTCTGTGTATACTGCTGCATATTCTCTTGAGTCGGGAATATTGGCTCAACCCCTTCACCCAATATCCGGCGCTCCATTCCTTCCGGCATACGTTCTGACCAATACGCTAGGTTCCATTGACATATTTTCTTGAGGATTATATAACATCTCTGGAGTAAAGGCTCCCTTCCAATATTACCCTCTTGGATTATCCCGGAGAATTGCGTTGCGGTAGTCTTACCTTGCGGGCCCTGTGGATTAGTTCCTACATTCCAGCTCGTAATATTGCTTATACGTTCGGCGAAGTTTAATAACTGCTGCTCCATCTCAATCCCGATAGCTTTTACATCGCCAACTTCAAGCACTCGGACATCGCCCTGCATATCTTCTTCCCACATTGCCCCAGGGTATACTGCCGGCTGATCAAAATCATCACCAGTTAACGTCCGTTTCTTGACGAATATCTTTTGCATTGCCAGCCAGGCATTATCCATGATAGTCTTATGCAGATCGTTCAGCTCACCTTGAGTCTTGAATAACTTCTCAGTCATCGACCGGCCTTCAAACTCCTCAGTTTCTTCAAACTCACCGCGGATATACACTCTGTCCGGAAATGGTTTACGCTTATAATACCAACGATCTAACTCAAGAAGCTCTTCTTCTTTGTAAGATACCACAGCATAAACTTCCTGCTCCATCGCTTCCGGGTCTTGAAGATCGATCTCGTTATTCTGATTAAAAGGTAACCGGCCATACCAGTGGAAACACTCGATATTGGTTTCCCTGTCCGCTACGATTGCGTCAACACCTTGCTTGCTAGAGTTCCGGGTAACCAACCTTACTTTTTCAACTGAGTCTTTAATAAACTTATCGCTCTGCCCCTTCAATACCATCTCATTGATTGTAAGATAAAATCTATCACCTTCCCAGAATAACCTTTGCCCTCTCTTGGCCGCGGGAGAGTAAACATAATCAGCGAATTTGATATATTTTAATTGTGGCGCGTTGACCAATTCTACATCTTCAGCCACCCATACTTCTTGCGGCGGCCCAGGCTGATACCCGTTCATCATGAACTCTGCCGGCTTAGTCTGCGCTTCAGGGTCATCCGGCAACATCATCTGTTGATCACCGGTTGTCGGATTAACGAATACCATTGCCTGCTCTTTTGAGATAGACTTATCGTATTCTTGAACCCAGCAGAACTTAATCACCGCAAATGGGAGTTTGATCATCTGCTTGAAAAAGAAATTTACGTTTTCGTATAACCTGACTTTCTCCCTTAGTGTCATATCCGAGAAATCAGTTACCGCGTCCTGCTTAGATACATCAGCAGCTTCAACGCCTTTAGCTTTCATATACGGTTGCTGATTGAATAATATGTTCATAAGCCGGGCCCAGATCGCGTCAACTATCCATTCAGTTAACGCTACAAAGTAATTAGACGCTCCTGACCACGGCACATCGCATTCTTTCCCTGCCAGATCCCATTTAGTCTGTTGATTATACTGAGCTTCACACCGGGCTGCTAAATCATACCGCTTCTTATTCCCGGATAATGATTCTTTAATCTCCTTGCAAATAATCTGCGATAACATCTTCGATTGTTCCGGGCTTACTATAATCTTGGGGTCATCCATTACATACTCCTGATTGATTTACGATTAACTATCGCCTTTTTTATAAACCTATCTTTCCTTATCGGCGCATAAATATAACTTCCTAAAGCCCAAACCGCTAACCCTAGGCTCATTACGCAATCATCGTGTAGTCCTTCCGGAGCGGTGTATCTAATATTACCAAAGTCTGACATCTCATAAGTGAACGCCTTTAGCTCATCAACCAACTCATCAATCCTGGGGAATGTAATTAGTTTCTGTTCAATCGTAACAATTAGTTTCTCAACTAATGCCCGTTTGCTTTGATTAGTAAACTTAAATGGACTGACTGATAACTGGCAAATCTTCAGATCTTCTACAATCGGATGAGTCATTAAATCTTCTGCAATAACACTCCCGGCCGAGAATCCTGACGCGTCTATTTCAATATGCGCGTTGTTATACTGCTTAGCCATAGTTACTATATGTTCTTTCTGCAAACTCCAGGGGCAATCCCCAAATCGCTTAAACCCGACAACTTTATTTATACCAATATCTATGACTGTAATTACAGAGAAATCATTTGTCCGGCCTAAATCTACACCCATAACATACCGATGTCCCGGCTGCGGAGGCTCTATATTCCCAGATACACACCCTTCAACATCATGGAATACGCTTGTCGCGTCCTCAAGAAATGAACAATTATGGACTACTCTGCCATTTGCTATATAACTATTGTCATTTTCAACTTCTAAATTAAATACCTCGCCATTAAAGTATTCTTTTGAAATATTATTTATAGAAGATGAGATGCAATATTTATGATTCCTTAGTTTTAATCCATTGATTGCCTGGGTCTTATAAATATTCACGCAATAACTTTCGCTACAATTAACCTTTCTTCCTTGGATATTCCCGATATGTGGTTTTCTAGAAATAATTGAGGATGGATAACTTAAAGAATGAGCTAAAATCTGTACCTGATAAGCTAATGTTTTAGAAATAGTAGTGTAAATATCTTTTTTTGCCCTCCGGCATCCATCTCCATTAATCAATATTTCGTATACTTCTTTTTCGTATCCTCTAATTAATTCAAAAGGTATTCTTTTATTTTTAGCTCCACTGCCACATACTTTAATAAAAAATTCTCCCAATTCACAATCACTAATAGTTAAAATTGTTGCTCCATTTTTAGAATGGACGTGGACTTTTTTATTAACAATAGTATTTAGACAACTTATAATTTCTTGTTTATATAGTTCCTCTTTATCTGAAAGAGAAAATTGTAAGTTTTTATTCGAGAAACTGCCTTCTGCAATAAACCATGCAATTAAAATACAAACTTCTTTTTCAATTATTTTATATTTCCCTAACAATGGTTTTGGAAAAGTAATTCTGTCGTTTTTGCTTAAATCACTAAATTTAACCCATTTATAGTTTTTCCCATCGTTACACACTCTAATAGGATGCTCTGGCGTAGCTAGTAAGGGTTTATTATTTCCATAATTTACAATCTTAATTAAATCGTCCTCATATCCCCGTCTAAATATTTTTTTAACTTTTTTATATCTATTACTATGAGTCAATACAAAATCTCCAACTATAATTTCAGAAATATCTTTAATCCCATTTATAGTTAAAATATCCGTTCCCTTTGGGAAACATTCAAACTCTTGGGCGTATAATCTTTCAGGCATACTTTCCCGGGCCTTGATCAATTCATTCGCGTCAATAAGCCCAGACTGTGAAGCCCTTAATTGCGAACACATCCAGTCACCGGTCTCATCAATCTTGGCACGTTCAAAGTATTCATAAGCAAAATTCTTGCCTTTAGGGGTATATATAAAAATAGCCCATCCCCCATTTTCTCTGAGGATCGGCTCTAATATCTCTTCCCAAATTTGCCTACCGTGCCTCATGGTGGCCCATTCTTCGAGCACAACACCCTGCCACCCTACCCCTCTAATCGAGTCTGGATTATCTGCGCCTTTGATTTCTAAGACCGACCCGGTGATAAACTCCTGCCTTAAATCTGATTCGTTGAACGGTTTGGCTTTGACTAGCTCCGGGATATACCGTTTTAACATCATTGGATCAATTACCGCGATTGATTTTGCTTGAGAGTAGGTGGGGGCAATATAACCAAATGTCTTATTCTTAATCGAACAACAGGCTTCAATCAGAATGTTTAAGGCCATTGTAGTCTTTCTAGCACGCCTATGCCAGCAAACTACTTTAAACCTTTTCTTCGATGCGCGAATCGTTCTCTGCCAAAGATGTTCTGTTTCCCGATATTCCAAAACTGGGATCTGAACTACTTTCTTTGGGGGTAATAACTTGGATGATAACATTACCAAACCCTTTCCCTATGACCTCTTGAACATCGCGCCATTGTTCCGGTTGTCTATTCTTTAACCAAAATATCTGAGCAGTTACATCAGGAATGACTTCTTTAACTGTAACTTTTGTTTTATTGGTTTCGCAATGTTTTACTTCTTCGATCTCGCTATCTTTTAATTTTATACCTAATCCACCTATCTTTGATTTTTCATAAACCACCTCATCATATTTATAACCTATCGCCCTTTGATATAAAGATTTCTCTACTTTTAAATCAGCTTCTTTTTTCCAGTCTTTTAAGGATGTAAAGAATTTAGGATACTTTCTCTTATAATTACCTAAAGTTGTTTCTGTAACCTTAAAAAACTTAGATACTTGCGAATCATCCCACCCTGCGATAACTAATTGTTTTAATTGATTTTGGTTTATTGTGTTAAACTTGGAAGGTTGCCCAGCTTTTCTTTTAGTCTTTGGCATATTTTTTTTAAGGGCCCATTTAGAGACGTTATATTAAATGGCAGTCGTAACCGCCTGATTATTTTATCTGTGTCCTCGTCGTGAGCCCAGGTTGTCAAATAAAAAACCGGCTCCGCCGTTATAACGGGGCCGGCAATCTACAAAGACTGATCAGGTCTTAAGTTAAGTATATGCTATTTTAATTATTTGTCAACCTTTTTATTTTGTTTTAATTTTAGGCAATCGTAGCAAGACTTTCGAACCATTTTATAATTTTATGCTTGTTAGCATTACGCCAAAGATAAATGCGAACCCTGCGATTAAAATTACGTTCTCGATCGAGATATACATTATTTCTTTCTTTCTAACTGACGAAGATTATTTAATGCTT